CATTTTTTTTACTTCCTCTTTTTGACTCCGCCTTCTCTCCCAATTCTCCCCCGCGAAAGAAGTACATCTTTTTAGCTTTTTCAAAATTTTATTCATTTTTTTGGGTGAAAGCAGGTAAGCATAGGAAAGTTAGCGCTTTGCTCTGAATCTCTGTTTTGCTGTCCATACTTCATCTGGGGTGTGGTATAAGTTTCCTTCATGTTTCCCATCATCTAGATTCATTACAAATATGGGTTTTTTGTCACTTCTTTGTGGTAGTCCTGGGGGATCAATAGGGTTCCATCTTTTTGTTCCTCTGTTTCTGTGTGTTGTTTCCCATGTCATTGAGTAGGAAAGGAAAAATTGTCCGTACTGGTTAAGGACTGTATCTGAGGGTATTGTTCCATTGTATTGATCTTCTTTTGGTGGTCCAGCTTGTTGAAGCATTCTCAGGAATAATGTTGGTGGTGGGTCTCTCATAGCCCATTCTGCTAGTGGGTTGTGTTGTGGCAAGTGTGTGAATTCGACGTTTGGGATTCGTGTCCAAATTTGGGATTCTAAGTGTATCGATGCCTTTTCCCATGTTGACCCTGGGAATGTCCCGTAAGTAATTTCAGTTGTTGAGCTGTCGTGAATGTTTTGTTGTCTAATTGGCTGTGGGTCTGATGGTTGGTTATAACCTTTGTGGTTTTCGATTGGTAGTTTGACATATTTTTGTGCTTGTGTTGTGTTTTGTTGGTTATGGTATTGGTTCACTTCGTCTTGTTGAAGAACTGCAATAGCGTTAGTGGTTACTACTATTGCTCCGTCTGGTTTTCTCACAATGTTAGAAACTGTGTCTGGACCTGGCTGTAGTGTTTCCCAGTTTGTGTTTTTTATAATTTTTGCGTCTGTTTCTCTGACTAGTCTGACTCCTACTCCTTCTCCTGCCTTGACTGTTTTTTTGTACCAGTGTTGTGTTTTGTCTTCTGTGGGTTGAATTATATTGTATTCTCCCTGTTTAAATCTAGGTGCTGGTAACCATTGAGATGGTCTAAGTTTGGAATTGAATGGTAGTGGTGTGAGTTTGCTCCCTCCGTGAGGTGCAAAGATATCTGATGATAGAATGTTGTCCATAACAAGGTATTTCTGCTGTGACATAGGGTTGTCTTGTCTTCTTGTGTTCCATGGGTACTGTGTTAAGTTAGCGAATGGCAAAGCTGGAAAATCATAGCTGTAAGAGTAGCAGTCCCCAGAAAAGAGCATTCTGCTTGGTGAGTCTTCTAAAAGGAAAAGTTCACTGTTTTGTGTTATTTTGTAGTGGAAATCATCAGCAGATGCGTGATGTATACCAGTAGGTGTTTTATCAGTGTCAATTGTGCCTAAGGTTCTGTAGCTGTATCTAGGTAAAGTGTAGAAGCTTCCTGGCATTGATCCTGGTACTGTTAGTTGTCCTCCTCCCATAGGGTAAGGGTATGTGTAGTCATTGTCTCTATGTACTAGAAGGATACCTGAGTTAATGTCTTGAATACTGGAGCCACCTTCTGAGTTTTTTGTTACATCTTTAAAGATTAGTGTGTGTATTTTTAATGTTAAAGATTTAGGTCGAATTTGGTCTTCTGTTTCTAGTAGAGTTTGCCAGTTTGCGGGGCTCCAATGTGCGCTCATAATGTTAAGATCTGGRTAATACCAAGGGGTGACTACACATATACCTGGGATATTATCCCAGCTTTTTACAGCATAATAATTATCTGGGAATGGTTTGACTACGCAGCGTCTAGTTCCAAAAGTAGTTACAGTGTTCCCTTCCCATCTAGTTCCTCCCCACCAATGTTTTTCACATTCAGATTTAGACCCTCCTCCCCCCCCGTCCCCAATAGTTACAGAGTCTGATCCCATGTTAGAGTCCATTCCCCCATGGCCCATGTGTTGATCTGGTGCAGTTTGATGAGACATATCTTGTTTAAATCTTTTCGCCTTTGAGTCGTCTCCAGTGGTGGGTGGCTTCTGAGGTGATATCGGTTCCTCCTTTATCTGTGGGGGTGGAGGAGAAAGTCGTTTACCCGCTAGTTCCTGTTTTTGTGGGTGGTCTAACGGATTTAACGGCCACACGGATCTTAGCATATTGCGTGGCAGTTCACCCAAGTTTTTTTTTAACCGCATTATTGCTTTAATCAAGTTCCCTAAAAAAGTTTTATCTTGCCCGTAATGTGAAATGTCTGCGGCTAACACATCATCAGACTCATCATATATATATGGCCATTCCCCATGTTCCATAACTGTTGCATACCTAAGATCGTGTTGTAGAGCCAAGTCATCAATAGGATTAACAGGAGGGCCAGCCGGTACCACATTTCCCGGCCCAACATATCTTGTCCCTGGATATGTAAGACCTCCTCCGGAATCTGTATCTGGTGGCTGTTGATGCGCCTTCCCATGGAGATCATGCTCTTTTTGCAGCTGTTCAGTTAGCCTGTCAAAATCAATATTCGGTCCTCCGTATGGTCCGTAGTCAGTGTGTGGGTATTGTCTGTCAAATTGTTTTCTGTACTGCTGTTCATGCAGTACTTTTTGAAGAATGTCCCAGTCAATATGTGGTCCGTCATATTGGTGATTAGTGTGTGGATATCTACGTTTCATTTGTTCTTCGTATGCTTGTTTTAGTCTGTTTTGTTCTTCAAGTTCTGCCTGGTGTTGTTTTTCTTTTGCTTTGTGATCTATCATTATCTCAATTTCTCTAATTGAGTCTTCTATGAAGTTGGAAGCTGCTAGCCTCCATCTGTCCCATGAAATGTCTGTGTCTTGTAGGAATCTTATTTCTTTATCGTCAAATAGGTCTACTGGGCTGGAGATGCTCATTACATCTCTAATGTGTTTTAGTACTTCGTCTGGTGCATTGTATCTTAGAGCGCTGTTATAAAGTGTGTATAAATGTCTGTTAAAGTTAGCGGAGTCTCTTGCTCCTGTAAAGTATTCTTGCATTAAGTGCTGAAGCACTTCATCGAAAAGATTGTATTTGTAGTCTAGCCCTGCTGCATTCATGTTTACAAAGTGAAGAGCAGTCAAGTAGCTGTAGATCCATGCTCTTCTTTCGTATTCCCATGGCTGTGTCATTGACCAGTTGTGGTGGCCTGCCCAGTGGTCTAGTTTAACTCTTAGAAATGTTTTAGGGCCAAAGTATGAGCCTGTAATTGGTTGATTATTATGTATTAAATCACCGGGAGTTCTGTGTCTTAAAATAGCTAAACTGTCCTGGTAGTCTTGTTGGTTGAGTTGCATGTTGGAAAAATACACTTACTGTTCTTGTATATTGTCTTCCTGCACAGGGTTCTCCGGGGTAGCAGGATTACTTGGCGGAGTCCCCACGCCAGCCAGGGTAAGCAGGGCTTCAGCTGCGTCAACCACCTCTTTAGGTGGGCTGTCAGGAGGTTCCACGTGGTGAGTTTTTTGTTTTTTCTGTAAGAGAAGGGATAATAGCTGTCAGTTAATCATTGTCAGTTATTTAGTGAGCAGCAAAAATTGTAGTGTTAGGTATTATCCCAACTCTTACCTTTTTTGGTCCTGTGTCTGTGTTTGGGTCTTCTAGTATGGAATCTATGTTTTCAGTTTCAGCTTCTTCTGCAGTTTCAGCTGCTTTAAGAATTTCATCGTCTTCTATATATATAATGTCTTCTTCCTCATTGGTCGTGGGCCATAGTGGTTTTTTACGTAAGACATATCCTAACTGAGTTTCTGTGGCTTGTTGAGGGATGTGGCAAGGCCAAGTCGTTGGGCCTTTCCTAATTAGGCTGTAACGGTTGTGTTTCGCTCTCATTAAGGACCATGCTCCCCATTTCATAAAGTTTTTAACATCATTGGTTGTTAAAAGGCCAAAATCAGGTTTACATTTGGTTGAAAATGTAAAGTGAAGAATTCTATCTTCTAAAGCTTGCCTGTGTAATGTAGTTGTCATGTTGCCTGAGTATACAAGTGTGATATCACAGTTACTAGTGATAAGAAATGGTGGTGGAGTTGTCTCTTTGCTGGTGGTGCATTTTCTATCTATTCTCGTTTGTATCCCAGATAATAAGCTTTTTGTTTGCTCAATTATTGCTTCGTCTATTCTACCTTCGTCCCATAATGCTAGTTGGGTGTTTATAATGTCTTGGAATGGAAAATGAGGGTTGTTCCAGTTTACACATCCATATGAAGCTGCTGTTCTAGCTATTGCCTGGGCTAAATTAGATTTTCCTGTGGTAGGAGGTCCGCTTATCCAAATAGCATTTCTTTTCCCAGTTAGTCTGTACGCCCATGCAAAGAAAACTGCAGCAGCTTCATCTGGATCGTACCCGTTTTCTAAAAATAGTTTCCAAATTTTGCTTTCCTCCATAGATTGAGGTGTGTATTCATTCAAAAATGTGAGCAGTTCAGTTCTGGATTTGAATCCACACAAAGTTAATGCTAATGGTTTGTTTCTAGCAATTTCTGTTTTAGCTAGCTGTAGGGTTTGTTTTAGTAGGTGTGTTCCGTTTTGGGTTGCAATGTATGAGCAGTATGAAGTCATGAATCTATTTTGGTATTTCTCTTCAGTAGTAATGTCATTCTCTACCATAAAATTTAACAAAGTTTTTACTTGTACTCCACTCTGGTGTTTGTATATGGGTGCTTGGTGTTCATCATCTTCATCATCTGATGTTGTGTTTGTAGTGAGGTATGTTTTCCCTTTTTTCATGTCTAAAAATTCTTTTCTAAGTGTCTGGTTTAAAGTGGCTTCTCCTTCTTTTCCGTCTAAGTTGCTCCATGCCCATAAAACATCTTTGAGTGGTAGTTTAGGCAGTAGGTAAACTTGGAGAAATGTACTGTTAGTAGTGCTCCAAGAACCGTTTCTGTTTTTGTTAGGTTTAAAGTATGTGATTCCTCTAGTCCCTAACCAAAAGTGATTAAATTGGGTTTCAGCTGTTTTAATTATTTGTCCTAGGTCTCTTGCTGTTCCTACCATTGTGGATATCATCCAGTGAAAATGGAGTTTTCCATTTTCTCCCTCTTCAAGTTGGAAGAAAATGGGTACTCCGTAAGGATCTTTGATTTCAATTCTAATTTGTTTTAGAAGCTCTAAGTATAGTCCTTGAGCTGTTTGTGCCGCAAAGACATATTTTTCTGGTAGTTCTGGCCAATCAGGGTTCACTCCTTTTAGTAATTTAGAAGTAGTAACATATGGCTTTTTAGCTACCCCTGGTATAATGGACATATCAGGGAATAAATTAGCTACCCCGTAGTAGTAAGAGAGCATGGTGCTTACCGAGAGGCGAGTTCTCCGCGACAGCAGTAACTTCCCCTTTTTGCCTGCACATTTATGCTTCCACACTTCCGGGTTTGAACCCCTAAACTCTTATTGGTTGCTGTGGAGGCGGGACTTACACGTCACCGGAAGTTC